TCACATTTATTTCAAAATTATTATTTTCCTTTCCGTCTTCATTATTATTGTTTAATATGTCATTTAGGTCCTTTAATGCAGAAGCTAGTTGTTTTAGTCCTTGTTTATCTACTATTCCTTCTCCAATTTCTATATCTTCTTCCTCTTTTATTTCCTCTTTAGAAGGCTTTTGGGCCCAAATATCATATTCTACTTTTTTGGTCTTTTTTTTGGTCTTTATTATGTACTTTTCTAGTTGTGAGTTAGCTTTGATTATATTAAGAGCTAAATCTGTTGCAATTGCTTTTATATCTACTATTTTTTGAGCTTCTTTTTCACTTTCTTTCTCTATAACTTTTTCTACAATTTTAGTACTCTTTTTGTCCTCTTTTAGTACTTTTTTACTTTTCCACCCTTTTGTCCTGCTTTTGGTACTTCCGTTTTGTTTTATCCCTTTATCTTTTAGAAAGCTACTTACTGATTTAAAGTCACTTAATATATACTCTTTTTCTAACTGCTTCCAATCATACTTTGCCACTCACCTCACCTACTTTATTAGTCCTCTTTGCTTTTTTCTTC